ACAAGTACAGATGGCGATGAAAGACGGAGTATAGATGCAATCATGCACCGCATAAGGACGCTCGTAGAGGAGACAGGAGCAGGTATTATACTGGTTTCACACCTACGTAGGGTAGATGGTAACAAAGGCCATGAGAACGGCATAGAGACAGGTCTAAGCCACCTCAGAGGCAGTCAGTCCATCGCCCAGCTATCTGACTGTGTTATATCACTTGAACGTAACCAACAATCAGATGATCCCTTGGAGGCATCAACTACCAGAGTACGCATACTTAAATCAAGATACACAGGTGATGTGGGACTAGCTACACATCTTGTATTTGGCAATGAAACAGGTAGACTATCTGAAGTAGATGGGGATGACATAAGCAACTCCAATGATGAAGATAAGGAACTGGCACTGGAGTTTGATTAATGAAACTTGTATTCGACATTGAGACAGATGATCTCAAAGCAACAAAGATATGGTGCTTAGTTGCCAAGGACATAGAAAGTAAACAACTTTACACCTATGGGCCTGATCAGATAGATGAAGGATGCCAGCTTCTATCTGAAGCAGATGAACTCATAGGCCACAACATCATAGGCTTTGACCTTCCTGTACTTAGAGAACTAACTAGGTTTAAAACTTTAGGTTACGGACAGAAGATAGTGGATACTCTTGTACTATCTAGGCTATTTGATCCAGTGCGTGAAGCTGGTCATGGTCTAGGAACATGGGGACACAAGCTAGGCTCAAATAAAATAGAGTTTAAAGAATTTTCTTGTGGCTTTACCAAAGAGATGCTGGAGTATTGCATACAGGATGTTGAGTTAAATGTTCTTGTTTACTTTGCTTTACGTGAGGAGTCTAGAGGATTCAGCAGAGAAAGCGTTGAGCTTGAGCATGAGGTAGCAGACATACTAAAGGAGCAGGAGAAGCATGGATTTTTATACGATTCTATGGGTTCAGATTTACTTCTTGCTGAACTACGCGAGACAGTTGCTAAGACAGAAGCAGCAGTCAAAAGAGTATTTAAACCAAAAGTCACAAAGACAAAGCTGTACCCAAGGATCACCAAAAACGGTTCATTGAGTAAGATGGCTAGTCTTTGCGAAGCAGGTGTAGGTAAGGGTGTACGCATGACTCGCGCAGAGCATGAGCTTATGTCAAAGAAGCTAGAGAAGGCTGACTATGATGTGAAGAAGTGTGACCCTGTTATACGCAGTAGATCTCAAGACTTTAATCTAGGTTCTAGGCAACAGGTAGGTGAGTATCTACAAGACTTTGGATGGAAGCCTACTGAGTTTACTGCTCATGGTAGACCAATAGTAAATGAGAAGACTCTTGCTGAAGTCAAGGGCATCAAAGAAGCAGAGTTGATAAAGGCATACTTGATGTACCAGAAGAGAGTGTCTCAGATAAACTCTTGGAATGAATCAGTAGAAGAGGATGGCAGAGTACATGGGTTTGTAATACCTAACGGTGCAATCACTGGACGGATGACTCACAGGAATCCTAACATGGCACAGGTGCCTAGCTCTAGCTCACCCTACGGCTCTCAGTGTCGTGCAGTATGGACTGTACCAGAGGGCTACAAGCTAGTTGGTATTGATGCCAGTGGCTTGGAACTCAGAATGCTTTCACACTACATGGACGATAAGGACTATACAAATGAAGTCATTAACGGAGACATACACACCGCTAATCAAAACCTTGCGGGACTTGAATCAAGATCTCAGGCGAAGACATTCATATATGCCCTCCTATACGGAGCAGGAGATGAGAAGCTTGGAAGCGTGGCTGGTGGAGGTCGGTCAGTTGGTACAAAACTTAGACAATCTTTCTTCGATAATCTACCAGCATTCAAGTCTCTTAAAAATAGAGTTGGATCAGCGTCTGAAAGAGGTTACCTCAAAGGGCTAGATGGTCGTAAGTTATATGTACGAAGCGAACACGCTGCACTTAATACTCTATTACAGGGTGCAGGTGCTGTTGTTATGAAGCAAGCTCTGGTACTATTCAACAGAAGTTTAAAGAGTGAAGGTCTTGACGCTCACTTTGTAGCTAATGTGCATGATGAGTGGCAGGTAGAAGTTCTTGAGAAGGATGCGGAAAGAGTAGGTCAGTTAGGAGTCGAAGCTATTGTTGCTGCTGGCGAACATCTTGATCTAAAATGTCCACTAGACGGAGAGTATAATGTCGGAAACAACTGGTCAGAAACCCACTAATATTCCTGAAAATCCAATGGGTAAAAATGTAACACACCCTGAGAGATATAAATTTGTAGATGGAGAGTGGTGGTATTACTACCCTAAAGATGGCACTAGCATATCAAGCGGTAATCACGTAAGAGAGAGAGCAGAGGTTCTACGAAAAAGAACTGATAAAATTATGAGAGTAAACGGTAAGTATATTCCCAGATCTCATCCGCTACACAAACCGGGCAATTACAAAGGATTTACTGACGCAGCTTTTAGCTCCCTACAGAACTATGAAAGATCAAAAGAAGGTCAAGTATACGTTATACGCAACCCTGCTTTCCCTAGTTGGTGCAAAGTAGGTATGGCTGTAGACGCACAGGATAGGCTGAAGCAGTACCAGACATCATCACCCTACAGGGACTACGAGTTAGTAAAAGCATACAACACTGAGAACAGGAGAGAGGCTGAAGCACAGGCACATGCTGCTCTTGAGAAGCACTACGCACGTAGAGGTGAGTGGTTTGTTTGCGATGCTAGTCTTGCTGCTAGTAAATTAGATCCTTTATTTGAGGGGAAGCAACTTGAACTCTTCTAAAAATCTATCAACACTCGTTGAAGACATCTACGAAAAGATTGAGTGTATGTCTCAGGGTGAGAACATGAACATTCCACAGGATCTTATAGATGACTTTGGCGAGAGGATGAAGCAAGCCTTAGTTCACTGGACTGAGCCTAAGAAGCAGACCAAGGGTCTTCGTATGAGCAATATAGGAAGACCTGCTAGGCAGCTATGGTATGAGTCCAGAAAAGAAACTGAACCTACTCCGCTCAAAGCACCTACCCATATCAAGTTTCTATACGGACATCTTCTTGAAGAACTTCTACTTTTATTTTCTAAGATAGCTGGTCACACAGTATCTGACGAGCAGAAGGAAGTAGAGGTTGACGGTATCAAGGGTCACATAGACTGCAAGATAGATGGACAAGTCGTGGACATAAAGACTGCATCTAACTTTGGCTTCAAGAAGTTCAAAGAGGGTACGCTCTATCAGGATGATCCCTTTGGTTACATGCATCAGCTTGCAGGATATGAAGCAAGTGAAGGCACCACCGAAGGAGGGTTCCTAGCAATCAACAAAGAGACAGGTGAACTCTCATTATATAGGCCGGGGGACTTGACAAAACCAAATGTCAATGGTACAATAGATAGTCTAAAAAATAAATTAAATTCAGATACTCCTCCTGAGAAATGTTATCAGCCCGTACCAGAGGGTAAGAAAGGTAACATGCGCCTACCTACTGGCTGTGCCTACTGCGGCTTCAAGAATGAATGTTGGTCTGATGCTAATAACGGTAGAGGACTACGTGCATTTAAATATTCTAATGGTGTTAAGTATTTTACAAGAGTTACCTCTACTCCCAATGTACAGGAGCTATTCATTCAGTGAATAAAAATAAATTAAAACAAATACACAGGAAGACAGAGAGCCTTCTTGTTGATTGGTTGCGAAGCATGGTATCTGATGAAGAGGCTAAAAGAGTTAACACTAAGAATGTTATGCAGTTCATGCCTGAGACAGAGATATACGCTCCAGTTAAATCAGGTATCAGATGTGTGCCTATGACTCCAAGGTGGATCAATAAAGAACTAAAGAAAATGCTACAACAAGACAGTAACCTTGATGTCGATGCCGTTACTCTTGATGATCTTAATTTAATTGCAAGTAATCAACGAGATGCTGTTCATAGAAGGAACATAGTAGATGGCAGCGCGTAAGCCTAGAGTACCTAGACCTAAGAAGTATGTTAAACCTGACGGGAACAAATACGACTCCATATGGGAGGCGGTGTTACATGAAGGCATACTTAAATACTGGGAACATCACACAGAGAAAGTACCGTATGTTACAGAGCATACATACGAGCCAGACTTCTTTAAGATTGTAGGTAAGAAGAGAATACTTCTTGAATCTAAAGGCAGGTTCTGGGATCATGCTGAGTACAGTAAATACATATGGCTTAGAAAAGCTTTACCTAAAAACACTGAGCTTGTATTCTTGTTTGCTAACCCTGCTGCTCCTATGCCGGGAGCAAAGAGAAGGAAAGACGGTACTAAAAGATCCCATGCAGAATGGGCTGAAACAAATAAATTCAGATGGTATAGTGAAGAAAGTATCCCATCGTCTTGGATAGATGCTAAAGCTAGGCAGACTGAAGAATATAAACAACGAACTGATAAGACAAACTTGGAGATGCAATGAAGAGCATTGATGACGCAACACCAGAAGAATGGAATGCTTTGAACAAAGGTAATCCTTTAGGTGAATCTTATTCTAATTTAATTGATACTATGGTAGATCATCCTCCACACTATAACAACGGTAGTGTAGAATGCATAGAAGCTATTGAGGCTATGCTCACTCCTGATGAGTTCATAGGATACCTACGAGGTAACTCACTAAAGTATCGCTGGAGATTTAGATACAAGAATAGACCTATAGAAGACCTACGCAAAGCTCGCTGGTATGAAGAACGACTGCTAAAGTTCTTGATGGAGAATCAGGATGTCTTGGGATAGGAAAGAAGAACGCAGAGAAAGGTTTAACAAACGAAAACAATCCAAAAACAAAGCACGTACCAAAGGGTACAGGCAGTCACAGTTAAGAGAGAAGGAAGACATTGATGACATTAAAAACTGGCAAGATGGACTATCTAGGAATAGAGATTGACTATGATAGAGAAGAGTTACTGAATGAGTTCTCTTTACAGACTTTAAAAGACAGATACTTTTGGGAAGATGAAACACATGCTCAAGAAGCTTTTGCAAGGGCCGCTGTTTATACTGCTACTTATCAAGGACATACTGACTTCAATCTTGCACAGCGACTTTATAGTTACGCAAGTTCTAATTGGTTCATGTTTAGCACTCCTATCCTTAGCAACGGGGGAACCAAACGTGGCTTACCTATCTCTTGCTTTCTTAATTATGTTCCTGACTCAAGGCGTGGTCTATCTGATCACTATGATGAGAACATATGGTTGGCAAGTTCAGGTGGAGGCTTGGGTGGATATTGGGGTGATGTTAGGAGTAATGGGGTATCTACTTCTAACGGCAGTGAGTCTACTGGTAGTATTCCATTCATGCATGTCGTAGACAGTCAGATGCTTGCTTTCAATCAAGGTGTTACTAGGAGAGGATCTTATGCAGCGTATATGGACATTAGTCATCCAGAGATTGAAGAATTTATTGCTATGCGAAAAACTACTGGTGGGGATCTTAACCGCAAGTGTCTTAATCTACATAACGGGGTTAGTATTTCTGATGAGTTTCTTTACTCTGTCCAACACGACCTCCCTTGGCGGCTGATAGATCCTAAATCAAAGCAAGCTATAAAGACTTTAGCAGCGCGTGACTTGTGGTGGCAGCTAATACATACCAGAGCAGAAACAGGTGAGCCTTATATTGTTAACCTTGACCGCTGCAACGAAGCCTTACCACAGCAGCAGAAAGACTTAGGACTTAAAGTACGTCAAAGCAATTTATGTTCTGAGATTACCCTGCCTACTAGCGAAGAGCGTACAGCAGTTTGCTGCTTGTCCAGTGTTAATCTAGAATACTTTGATGAATGGAAAGACGATGAGTTATTCATTAGTGACCTAGTTACCATGCTGGATAATATTATTGAACACTTTATTCTTAGTATTTTAGAATCTAATCATATAAGTACAGGCAATATAAGAGAAGACATGGTTCTTGGTACACACGTAACAAACTTAAATGATTTTAGAAAATATGTTAGAGAAGGGAAAGGAGAATATGGAAAATCAAAAGCCGCTTATAGTGCATATAGAGAACGGGCGATTGGTCTTGGTGCGATGGGCTTTCATTCTTATCTTCAACGTAATGGAATCCCTTTTGAGGGAATGTACGCTGCCAGCTTTAACAATAGAGCCTTTAAACATATCAAAGAAAGAGCTACTGAAGCTAGTATACAGTTGGCTGGATCTAGGGGTGAAGCTCCTGATATGGTTGGGAGTGGTCTTCGTAACTCACATCTGCTTGCTATTGCTCCTAATGCCAGCAGCAGTATTATATGTGGTGGAACAAGCCCTAGTATTGAGCCTACGAGGGCTAACGTATTTACGCACAAGACTTTAACTGGCTCGTACAAAGTAAAGAACAAGTATTTGGAGAAGTTACTAGATGAGAAAGGCATCAACACAGAAAAAACGTGGAAAGATATTGCTGCTGCTGAAGGCTCTGTTGAGGGCTTGGAGGCGCTATCTCAAGAAGAAAGAGAAGTATTCAAAACCGCACCTGAGATCAATCAAATCTGGATCGTTGAACATGCGTACCAGAGACAGAAGTATGTATGCCAAGCTCAGTCAGTGAACTTATTCTTCATACCGCCACCAGCTACAGCAGATCAGGAGGTGCATGATGAGTATCTGGAATATATTAATAGCGTACATTGGGCAGGAGCTAACAAACTCAAATCTATGTATTACCTCCGCTCTAATGCAGCTAGAAATACAGAGAATGTTAACGTCAAAATACCAAGAATAAATCTTGAAGAAGGGGAGTGTTTAAGCTGTGAAGGTTAAATTATTATTTTTACTATTGTTACTACCTGCTTGTGCATCAGAACGTACACATAATAATTATTGGGATCAATACAGTCCTAAGAATACAAAGTGTCCAGATTCTCACATAGCAATATGTAGGAAGCATGGTGCTTACATGATATGCGAATGCAAAAAAAGGACAAGATATGTCTAAGCATCCCATAGAAGATTGTCAGTATTATATATGGGAAGAGAACAGGCTTGCGTCTTACGAAGAGTTTAAAGAGTTCTATGTCAAAAAAGACGTAGAAGATACTGAATATAAAAACTTCTGCATCCAACAGTGGGCTGAGTACGCAATGAATTATAACAAACTAGACAAACTTAGTTTTAGAATATGGGTAGCTAGGAATGAGAAGGAGTTAAAAGAAAAATGGAAGACCATAAATTAAAAGCATTAAAGAGCATGTACAAAGCTCAAATTATCTGGGCTGGTTCAGAACTTAAAAACTATCTTGAGAATCCAGCAGCCGTAGGTGAGCATACAATGCTTGAGACTATGGATGAGTTAGTAGGCAAGATAGCTGAAGCAGAAGATAAATTAGTTGTGCTAGAGACTTCTTTTAATGAGTGAAATAAAATATAAAATGCTGCCTCTGCCTTCTGTCTTTATGATGGAAGCAGACTTTCCTATGGAGCATGTAGATACTTTAAATACTTTTTTAGATGACCTACTGTTACAGGAGGACAGACTTACTGCTGCTGATACTCTTGTAGGACAAATACAGGCGGGTGAACAGTTACGTATGGATCACACTCATAAAGACTTACAACACGTTAGAGCGTACCTACAGAACATGGCTGTACACTACGTTGGTCAGTTCTTTGAGAACACAGGACAAGCACTAGATGGTGATAGACAGATAGACATAGATGAGTTATGGTCTGTACACAGCTACGAAGGTGACTATAATCCTATACATGACCACGGCACTAAGACTATAATGGGGATTAGCTGCACAACGTGGACTAAAGTACCAGAACAGATAGAAAAACTAAACGCACCACACATAGGAGATTTTAGTTACTACAACGCTTCAGGGTGTGTTGATGGTTTTCTAGAATTTGTTTATGGTCAAAGTGCAGTTAATGATAAAGAACGACTAAAGCCTACACAGGCAGTAGTATTTAAACCAGAGATAGGTAAGATATATTTCTTTCCTTCGTGGCTGCAACACATGGTATACCCATTCAAAGGCGAAGGAGAGCGCCGTACTGTAGCTGCAAACTTAAACGCATTCCCAGTGGAGAAACAATGAGCTTATTAGATACAAGAGATTACTACAAACCATTTGAGCATCCTTGGATGTTCGACTACTACTCACAGCAGAATCAGATGCACTGGTTTCCTGAAGATGTACCATTGCACAATGATGTAAAAGATTGGCAACAGCTTGGTGAGTCTGAAAAGAATTTACTCACACAGATCTTTAGACTGTTCACTCAGTCTGATGTAGATGTTGGTTCTGGTTATGTTGACCGCTACATGAAGATATTTAAAAAGCCTGAAGCGCGTATGATGATGGGTGCCTTTCATAATATGGAATCAATACATCAACACGCCTACAGTCTGTTACTAGACACCGTAGGAATGCCAGAGGTGGAGTATAAGGCGTTTGCAGAGTATGAGGCTATGGCTGACAAGCATGAGTATATCGACGCTGTACGGGTGACTAAGGGCGATAGACAGTCCATTGCTAAAGCACTAGCTATTTACTCTGCGTTCACTGAAGGACTACAGCTATTCTCCAGTTTTATCGTATTGCTAAACTTCCCACGCTTCGGTAAGATGAAAGGCATGGGACAGATTATTACATACAGCATACGCGACGAGTCTATGCACGTAGAGGCAATGACAAAGCTATTCAGAGAGTTTATTCAAGAGAACATTGAACTGTGGACTGATGACTTCAAAGCTCAGATCTATCAGGCATGTCGTGAAATGGTTGACCTAGAGGATAGGTTTTTGGATCTTGTGTTTGAACAAGGTGACATACGTGGCCTGACAAAGAAAGAGATGCAGCAGTACATTAGATACATTGCAGATCGTAGATTGTTACAGCTAGGATTAAAACCTAATTACAATGTAAAAGATAATCCACTAGATTGGTTAGACGATGTGCTAGGTGTAGAACATCAGAACTTCTTTGAAGGTCGAGCTACTACATACATGAAGGCGGGACTACGTGGTAATGTAGAAAAAGTGAAGTTCGCATG